CTATTTATCTAATTGATCAATAGTGTATTGCGCTTGTTCTTCCGTGAATCCTTCAATATCTGATGTTAATTGATTGTATATTGCATCGTTTGACATATCCTGTGTATCAGCATAATCTTTAGCTTTTTCGAGAGCATTCTTTTTATAATTCGCTTTTAAATTATCTACTGCATATTGTGCATCTGATTCTTTAAAACCATCAGCTTCAGACATTAATTGATTATAGATGCCATCTTTTGACATGTGCATAACGTTCGAATAGGTTTTCGCTTTGTTTAATGCAGATTTTTCTTCTCTAGAAGCACTACTGTTGTTTGAATTGTTTGATGAATTATCATTAGTGTCTAAGTTGCCTAGGTTTGCAGTACATGCTGAGATGCCTATAATGATAATTACTAACAAAATTAAACAACCGCAACCAGATCCACAACCCCAAAACCAACCTTTACTAATTTTTTTCGATTTTTGTTGATTTTGATGCGCTTGGTATTCTCTCCACTGCGCATCACTAATTTGCTTGTCTACTAATGTCTCATTTCCACTTTGTAAAATAATCTAATTTTTACAAGTGTATCAAATGATTGTAAATTTAAAATGAATTTTGTATTATTAATTATCTTTATGTTTATATATTGCTCAATGTAAAAAGCGTGAATTTTGTGTATATATTAAGAATTGATTTTTAAGTATCTCATTTAGATAAGGATGTATTTTTAATAATTAAGATAATTTGGTACTTAATATCATAATCAGTGTGGAAAATTACATTTCTCAGTGTAATCCATTTTTTATTAATAGAATTTTAAAAAATGAAAAAATCAGATCGAGAATCATTTTTGATGTCTCGGTCTGATTGATTGTACAAGTAGGGGATGACTTAAGTAGGAATATAAAATACATGAGATTGAACTCGTGTGCGCTTTATATTGGTTATCTTCCCTTTTTAATTTGAAAAGTATACTTTTATTACTTATTAGTCCCTCGAAGGGCATATTATAAAGTTATTAAACGTTGTTATATAAGCTTTTGTTTTTCGTTGTGGGACTATTTGGGGACTGGAAAATAAATTATAGTAAAAAAACCACCTAATATTTATAATTAAGTGGCTTAAATAGTTTCTAATAATTTCATTGCTTTTTCATCTTCACGCTCGTAAGTTTCTTGAAGTAGGTGGGAGTAAATGGATTGTGTCGTGGCTGGGTTGGAATGTCCTAAATGTTTTGATATATATAGTATTGAAAAGCCATGATGTATGAGTATAGAACAGAAACTGTGTCTTAGCGAGTGAATAGTTATCTCTTTTATATTTAGATTAGCACATGCTTTTCTCAGTACTTTGTTTACAGCAGCATTTGTTATTGTTTTACCATCAACAGTAAAGATGTAACCACTGATATTAGTAGGTCGTGAATCAATAAATGATTGAATACGTTTCATAGTTACTGTATCAATACTTATTATTCTGTCTGATGTTTCGGTTTTGGTACCTCTTAAATGAATTTTATTATTTTTAATATCCAGATCTTCACGTTTCAATTTAGCAATTTCTGAAAATCTACCACCTGTTGTAAGTGCTACTAATAGCACAAGTGATGAGGTGGTATTTTTTTGTTCAAAATAATGTTTAAGTTTTTTGAATTCTGATTCATTAATAAACTTCATTTCTTCTGTTTTGGCTGGAACAGATGCGTGTAATTCTGCTTTGTATGTAGGGTTTTTAATAACATAACCTTCATGTATAGCATCATCGAATGCATTACGTATATAACTATTTAACTTTCTAATCGTTTCATAACTATGCGTTAAACCGTACTCATTGAGAAACTTTTGGTATTCAGTACGTTTAATATCTTTTAATAACTTGTGTCTAAAATGGTCTTTAATATGCTTGTATGCAGATTCATAATGTCTTTTAGTTGATTCTGATACGTGTGGTAGTTTATTAACTTCATACCATTGATAAAAATAATCTGCAAATGTTATATCATTACTTACAGCATAACCATTTCTCATTTTATACTCTAAATCTTCTGCAATTCGTTTAGCTTCTTGTTTAGTACGATAACCACCTTTTTGAACCTTTTTACGGTTGCCTTCATCATCTACATATGAGATTGAATATCTCCATGTTTTACCTCGCTTTTCAATGTATGCCACTTAATCACCTCAATTTTGTTCTGACAAGTATTGTTTCAATTCATTTATTGTAGTCATTCTTACTAGACGTTGTAATTTTAAAGCGTCTTGTTGTTCTACTGCTTGGTTAATTGCTGAATAGTAATTATCTTCATAGAAAACGTCTCTATTTTGGTTAATCATACCTAATTGACTTATCAAACTATTTCTATCGTCAATATTCTTGTTTAACAAATCGAATATCAATGTATATTCATGTGAGTGCGAAATAAGGACGTTTTCATCTTTTTCTCTAGATATTTTAGTTCTTTCGTTTAATAAGCCTTCTTTAAATATATTTATTATATTTCTCAATCTATCACGCTCATGATCTTTTAAAATAAGAAGTTCTTTTTCTGTTTCGTTGTTATCTAAGAGTATATTAACGTCAGTTCTTCCTAAAAATAGTTCAAATCGTTCTTGATTTAATAGCCATTCCAAATCAAAGTATGGGTATTCAACAGAATTAATTTTAGAATTTTTTTTGTCAATTCTAACAAAATTATCTGTGAATTTTTTATTAGGTAAACCTTTATCTAAATTTGCCTGTTTCATATTAGCAAATTGATTAAATTCTTTTTCAGCATTCTCTAAATTATATGAGGCTAAAGTTAGAAATCTTGAATAAAGGTTTTCTTTATTTTCTGGATCTAATGAATATGCTAAAGATAACAGCCTTTCTTTTTTAGGTAAACTGACAGAATTATTTTCAATTTTTGAAATATATGATTCCGATATACCCGATTTATTTGCTAATTCTTTCATTGTAAACCCTTTTTCTTTCCTTTGTTCTTTTAACAAACTGTTCAATGACATGGTTTCACTCCTTTAATAATAATTAATACAGTTATCATTTTACATTTATTTTCAAGTTTTTCAAGATTAATACTTGCAATTTTAAAATAAGCGATTATAATAAGGGTATATTCAAGTTTTGACATTAGCAAAAATTGAATTAAAAAAGAGGGGGGTTACTTATGAAAGATATTAACACTTTTAAAATTAAACAGTTACTAGTTAATAACAATATGAGTATTAAAGAACTAGCAAAAGAAACACCAGTTAATTATTCGTATTTGTTAGAGATTTTAAATCATAAAAAAAAGCCATCAATAATGCTAGTAATGAAAATTGCTAAAGCACTTAATGTTGAAATAGATCAAATTTCCAATATCAGTATTAAGGAGGAAGTTAGATGATTAAGGAGTTTTTTGATGGTAAGCAAATTAGATTCATAGAAAAAGATAATGAGTATTGGGCAATAGCAGGTGATGTTGCAAAAGCATTAGGGTATTCACACACACCACATATGACTAGATTATTAGATGTGTCAGAAAAGGCCGTCCATAATGTGGACACCCTTAAAGGTAAGCAAAAAGCTATAATTATTTCAGAAGTAGGTATTTACGAAGCTATTTGGAATAGTAGACGTAATGAAGCTCAAGAATTTAAAAAATGGGTTAAGCAAGTTATCAAAGAGTTAAGACAATCAATCGGATTAAAGCAACATGAAGTATTTCATTTAATGGATAAGCAACATCAACGAAAAGCTATGGATGTTTTGCAAAAAGGTTTATCTAATCCCAATAAGATTAGTTATATTAAATGTCAAACTGTAGTTAATAAATGTGTTTCAACATTGTTTGGTTATGATAAAGCCTTAAAAAAAGAACAAATGAGTGAGGATATGTTAATTATTCGTCAACAAATTTTAGATGATACAGTCGATTTAATGACTTCTATTAACAAATTCGGTTTAGATATTTCAGTCAGTAAAACTATCTACAATAAGTATTTAAATACACAAGCAACTGCTTAATAGGGGAGGTGAAAAAGATGCAAGAACAACTACAAGAAAATGAAGATATTGTAATTATCAATGAACCTAAACTTGTGTGGTCATTCAAAGATTTACAGTCACACATGCAATTATCAAGGAATTCAGTTATGAAAAAACTTTTGCTTAATCCAAGGTTTAAAAAGGACATTGAAAAGTATGTCCATGAACCTAAATCACAAGCAGATCATTATAAGTTTTTAGCAGAACCAATGAAAGAATATATTAAGAAAAATTTTAACGAAATATATAATTCCTAGGAGGATAGAATGAAAACATTTATTGCATTAATTATCGCAAGTGCCACAACTTCAACAGCAGTAGGTTTCTATACGGAAGATATATTCAATGCTTTGGCATTATATACGCCACTAGCACTTATATCAATAGTAGTGAAAAACAGTTTGGAAGAAAGAAGAATCAGACGTAAATATAAAAACGTAATGGAGGAAACAGAATAATGTTATACACAGAAAAAGTACAAGAAAGTGTTGAGTTCGCAGATTTGAGAAATAAGGTTCAATCGTTGATCGATTACCTTGGAATGGAAACATCAGAATTAGAAGATGAACGAGAGTATGCAGTCAAGAAGAATCAGCCTATATATCACCAAGCTATTAATAACAACATTAAGCAAAATTATATTGTTTCAAGTACGTTACAAGCTATTAGAACAGATATTGAGAACATGTATGATGATATTCAAGCTGATATTAAGCAAGAAAAAAACGCATTATCTACTGCCGACCAAAGCGAAGATAACGCGTAAGAAATGAATGTTAAAGAAACTTTATGTATTTCAATTATAGCAAAAATTACGTTATGTATCTACAAAAACAACAAGAGGGGGATTTGATGGCTATAAAAACCAAAGATTCAATAATAGATGTGAATGAATTGGAAATACCGAATGAACTTAAACAATTGAATCAATGGGTGCTGTGGCGTGCTGAATGGAACGAAAGCCGTCAAGAATACAAAAAAGTACCTTATCAAGTAAATGGTGTAAAAGCTAGCTCAACGAATAAAGATACTTGGAGTAACTTTCAAGATGTTTATTCACTTTATGATAGTAGTAATGGTTACGATGGTATAGGTTTTATATTAAGCAAAGAAAGTAAACATATTTGTCTTGATATAGATAACGCTGTAGATGCTGAAACACATCAATTACAAACAGAATTAGGACTTGAAATGACAGAACTCACATACTGTGAATTAAGTCCAAGTGGTACAGGTTTACATTGCTTTTTCAAAGGTACATTACCAGAAAACAGGAAAAGTAAGCGTACTGATTTAGATATAGAGCTGTATCATACTAGTAGATTTATGACATTTACTGGTTACACTATCGGAGGTTCAGAAATTAGCGACGATCAAGGCGTGATTGATAATTTAGTAGAACGATTCTTTAAAGCAGAACCTAAAAAGCAAAATATAAGAATTGCTAAAACTGGTAGCAGTATTTTTACAGATGATGAAATTGTAAGAATGATGACTAAAAAAAGTAAATATAAAAAATTGCTTGCTGGTGAGTATGAAGGTATTTTTGATAGCCCTAGTGAAGCTGTGCAAAGCTTGTTAAGAGTATTGGCATTTTATACTGGTAGAGATAAATCGCAAATGGAAAGTATCTTTTTAACTTACAATAATCTTACTGATAAATGGGATGAAAAGCGTGGAAATTCAACTTGGGGTAATAATGAACTAGATACAGCTATAGCTAATCAAGAAACAATTTATGAGCCTAATTCGAGAGGAACAGGGCAATCGCTTAGATATACAATATCACTAATTCGCAAAGAAGAATTGGCGTTTATGAAGGCAGAATTTGAGAAGGCGAAAGAAAATGGTGAAGCATCAGGCAGACCACCACAAACGATTAGCTCAAACAGATGCGCCGTATTACTTAATGATGTAATAAAATTTGTGATATTTGATATGGAAGAAAACACAAAGTTAGCAATGTATCAAAGTGATAAAGGTATTTATACACAAAATACTGCGATTATTAAACGTATTATTTCTTGGTTAGAACCTAGACACAATGAGAAAAAAGCATTAGAAGTCATCTATCATTTAACTAATATGGTAGACGTGGTAGACAAAACTAATGAACCACATTTAATACCAGTCAATAATGGTGTATTTAACAGAAAAAGTATGAAATTAGAATCTTTTACGCCGAAGTATATATTTACTACTAAGATTTCAACTAATTATATTGACAATCCTAAAACACCAGTAATTAATGGTTGGAGTTTTGATAACTGGTTAGAAGAAGTGGCATGTGGTGATAGAGAAGTATTCACATTATTATGGCAAGTTATTAATGATTCATTAAATGGAAATTATACACGTAAAAAAGCGATATTCCTAGTTGGTGATGGAAATAATGCTAAAGGTAGCTACCAAACGCTGCTTACTAACTTAATTGGCTTTGATAATGTTGCAAGCCTTAAAGTTAATGAGTTTGACCAAGAGTTTAAATTAGGCGTGCTAGAAGGTAAAACACTTGTCATTGGTGATGATGTACCAGTAGGTGTGAATATTGAAGATAGCTCAAATTTCAACAGTGTTATTACAGGTGATCCAGTGCTTGTAAATATAAAGAATAAACAGCCATATCGAACTGTTTTCAGAACTACTGTGATTCAGTCAACTAATGGCATGCCTAGATTTAAAAATAAAACAGGTGGAACAAACAGACGACTTTTAATAGTACCGTTTAATGCAGATTTTAACGGTGCAAAAGAAAACCCAAATATCAAAGAAAAATATCTTACCGATAAAAAGGTACTCGAATATGTACTTCATAAAGCTATAAATTTAAATTTCAATAAGTTTATTGTTCCTAGAGCATCAGCTAAATTGTTAGAAGAATATATTCAAGACAATGATCCAGTATATGATTTTAAAGTCACAGAGTTTGATAAATGGAAAATTGATAAAGTACCTAAAGCAGTTGTTTATTTTAGATACAAAGTTTTCTGTGAACGTGGTGGCTATAGAGCACTTTCTGAAAGGAAATTCTGTAAAAGTTTTGAACGTTATCTTGATAAATCTTGGAAGGTTGAAAGACCTAGATATTATTCAGTTAATGATTTACAAGCAAAGGTGGGTCATTTCGAACCTACACTTTTACCACACGGAGAACAAAAAATTTCCTATGTGAACACAATTTTAAAAGTAGTGTAAATGAGGTGTGTGCATGAAACTGTGCATGAAATAGCAAAAACAAACAAAAATTCGTGCACAGCTGAAATGCATTGATATAACAGCGTTTATAAGACATTTAATCACAATTACAAAAGTTACTGTGCATGAAATATTTTAACTCGTGCTCACCTTCAAACCGTTGGTAATACAGGGTTTATAGCCCTAACTGTGCATGAATTTTCAATTTTAAAGAAGTTAATATACAAATAACTATAAGAAGTAGGGCATTAATATATAAGAAGTTTTTTCAGAAATTTGGTGCACTCGTGCACAGTAAAGTACTTTATCCCTTGTGAGAGTAAGGTTTAGAGGTGAGCATGAACTGTGCATGTTGTGCACGAAGTGGTGTTTTTGTGCACGAACTAAGTTAAGTAACGGACAAAAAGGAGATTAAGAAAATGAGATACCTATATAACAGTGGCAATAGATATAAAACAGTAGTAACTAAAAATAATGTAAATCGTGTGATTATAGAATTAACTTATTAAACATATTTCAAAATAGGAGGACTCATAAACTGTGTTAATGCATTCAATACCAACTGATCCATTCAAATTAAATAATAAGAAACTCAATATTAACGATATTAAGAATTTAGAAATTGCTAATAAACCTATTTGTCACATCTATAAAACACAGGGCAAGTATCACTATTTAGAAATAGACTTTATAACATGTGATTGGTGTTTGTCGAGTTTAGGACAGGCAACGCTGCAATCAAGGTTAAATACTGAATCAATTTTCTTGTGGTTAAGAGGGTATAATTTGAAACTCAACTATAACAGTGTAGGGCATATGACAATATATTTACGTGGTGATCATTTAGCGATTAATTATTTACTAGATGAAATTAATAAACTCACTGCAGATGCTAAATATTGGCAGAAATACAGAGATGGTAAACGTATGTTAGAAATTGATAGAAATAGTCACTATGTTATGCCGACACACCATATTAAAGGTAATACACAGAAAATAAGTTAAGGGAGTGTTTCCATGAATCACAAACGGATAGCACATCAGATTCTAGCTCGTTTACCTACCCATGTGAACAATGTATCTGTTAGGTATATTGATTCACTGGTAAGGCAATATGCTAGAAATAAGAAAGATTTTAGTGCAATAAAGCGAATAATAAATCAAAAACGAAAGAAGGCATTTAATTATGGTAAAAACAGTACAAGATAATACAATCAATATCTTTGATAATCAAATCTATGATAAGGGTGTTAAGGCAAAAGAGATTAAACAGAAATACCATCAGCTAACAAATCGTATTAAACAGCTTAATAGTAAAATTACACATTATCAAAATAATGATGAATTTGCAGAAGCAACAAAATTAAAAAGTCTACAATCAGATTTAGAACAAGAACTAATCGAAGTCGACGAACAACTTAATTCATCAGATTATAAAGTAACTGAAGAAGAATTTGACCAGTTCTACAAGGCATACAACAAAGAAATGACAGGATTTAAGGATGAACATCAAAAACTAGCGAAAGAGATGCAGGATAAACTGCAAGATGTTGTAAAAGTGTATCGTAAAATGATTGAGAATAAAAATGAGGCTGGTCGTCGTATATCTCGTGAACGTTATGTTAAGCAAGAGAAAAATAATCCTGGTAACATTCACAACCAGTATAAAGGCCAAATGCTAGACCATGAAATAAATTTAGGTGATGGCAACAAGTACAACGAACAAACGACTCCTAGAGGCTATGCATGGCAACTGGAGAAAGCATTAGATACCGTTTCTCGTGATGAGTTCCAAAAATATCATTATGGCAAGAAACAATGGTAAGGATGTGAGTATATGCTAACAACAATCAAACAATCAGATAATAACGTTAAATATAATAAGCAAAAGAATCGAATTACAGTACAAGCACTTACAACTGATAAACCTGTAGAAATGGGAACGACCAAAACAGTAGATCCTAACTATCAGACATTTAAACCATATGAGTTAGATAACAATGTATTTCAAGCATTAAAAGACAATGACAAGCTATGTGTGATGTTAGACAACAATAAAGATAGTAATATCCTAGCATCGATACATCGTGGCAATTTAACTGTCGTAGTCAATAAAGGACTGTATGGACTGTCTATAGAAGTGGATGACAAACCAATTATGCAAGAATTTATAAAGTTAGTGCAGCAGAACAAAGTTAAGAGTGTACAAATCTATACAGATGAAGTGACATCGATGAATAAGCTCATTGAAAAGATTGGTAAAATAAAAGCAATTTCTATTAATACTAGATAATATAAAGTAGCATTATGACGGCGTTCATGGTATAATATAGATATTAAAGATATACTAAATCTTTAATGTTGAGCGCTCAGTATTAAAGTCTAAATTAGCCATTGGGCATTTAACTCCTTATTATTTTCATTAGTTCCTAGTTCTTCTGTACGTTGGTTTAGGCCATCACTATTAATTGGTGGTGGTCTTTTCTTAAAGTATATATGTGAAAGTAATCACAATGATATATGTGGAACGCATTCAATGTGTAGCAGATACTTCAACATAGTATATAAAAGCACATGCAGTTATAAGACCCAAGTATTAAAGGTGCAGGCAAATAATGAGCATAGATAATAAAGCGCCATCTGTTATAAAGTGCCCAAGCATTAAAGACACTGTGTATTAAAGCACACTGCTTATTAAGGTGGATAGTTTAGAGGACTGCACAATAAAGGATACAGTGAATAAGCTACCTACATTAAAGGTCGGGCTATTAAGCACACAGTTTATAAGGTCACTACTTTTAGTATGAGGATTAGATCCAACTAATGAGATAGTTCACACAGAAGTTTCATTGTGATTGTTCATCAACATTCAAAGAGAAGAAATGAATTGTAGAAGAAATGAATTGTAGAAGAAATGAATTGTAGAAGAAATGAATTGTAATTGATATTTGATTTCTAATTAAGAATGATTAATCCAATTAAGATAAATTGTTTAAGTTAATTCATTTGTTGAAGTTCAATTGTTGATTGAGTTCAGAAGATAAATGATTTCATTTGTTGAATCAATTCAGTTAAGAAGTTCATTAAGAGAAGAAAGTAAATGTAAAAAGTAATTTCAGATTTGAATTACAAAAAAGTTTTAAAGAATTATTTTCAAAATAATATTTCTAATTTCAAAATAAAAATTAAATTCAAAAATCAAAATGAGATTTAAAAATATAAATAATAATTGTTGTTCGTAAAGTGATAAGCAAGAACAATGTTAGAAGCAATTAGGAGATACAAAACGTTATAACTAAGCATGAATACTTTGCATTATACAATGCCATTTGTAGCCATTTAGAGAGCTATACAGAGCATACATTTATTATTTAGATTTTAGGTACTCAACAATCTTACATGTGGCTTAAATGGGCTTAGAATACGATGTATGAAAAGAGTAAAAAAGTAACTAAATTTAGATTGAAAGTAAATTAATTTTGCCCAGTAGATAATTAAAGTAGTGGTGGAAATTTTAACGGATAGATTAATTTTATCGGTAGTGTAAAAAATTTTCGGATTGAGATTCAAAAAAATAAATTTCAAAAATATTTTTTGGTGTGGCGAAGAAAAAGCCCCGTGGCTCTAGTGTTCGAGCGAAAACGAGCCGAACTTTTCTGTAACCGCATCTTGAAATGAAAAGTTAAAATTGTGTAATTTTTCACAATATATGCAGGCGATATAGATTAAATTTAAGTATATAACGCCCTATTATCAAGATAATCATGTTCTCAACGCAATATAGGGCTTTTCTCAGTAGCGATTATCGATGAATTAGTAAAGTTTTTAAAACCAATATGGTCAATCGATATTCGAAATTGGTCGAAGATTGAAACACGTAAAAGAGAATGACCTTGTTCATGGAGAATTTATAAACTGGGTTGAAAATTCATTAAACATGGATAGAACGACAGCTAGTAAATTCATGAAGATTTCAAAAGAACTTTCAAATGATGAACCAGTTCAACATTTAGGGTTTAAAGCACTTTATCAAATAGCAACGATACCTGAAGATAAAAGAGAAGAAAAGCATAAAACTTCTTCTGGAGAAATGAAAAATTCATACGAGATGACAACTAAAGAACGAGAAGATTTCAAACGACACCAACGAAAACTTGAACTAGAAAAATCCCAACTCGAATCCCAATTGGAACAAGCACAACGTTCTGAATCAATTGCACATAAGCAATTAGAGAAATATATTTCAATACATAATATTTATAGGAGATGATATAAATGTCACAGAGAAAACTATTATCACAACAAAAAGCTTATCGTACCAAAGATGTACAAGAACAAAGAAATGCGACTGAGAAAGCTATGAATGAGCTTACACCTTTATCAAAAGAGCCACCTGATTTTTTAGATGATGATGCTATTCAAGAATGGTATAGAGTGCTTCCACTTATTAATGAATTACCTATAAAAGATTTAGACAAAGGTCTGCTTGCTACTTATTGCCAAACATATAGTAACTACAAAAATGCCACACTCAAATTACAAGAAGAAGGTATGGTGGTTGTAACTGAACGTGGAAGTAAGCTCTCACCTCATTACACAATACAAAGGGATAGCGTGAATACAATGAATGCTATTTGCCCTAAATTAGGATTAACTGTTGAGGCACGTCTCAAGATTATGGAACCTAAGACAAAAAATGAGTATGATCCCGTAGGTGATTTTGTGACAGGTAAGAAGCCTAAATCAGTATATGAAGAGTTTGGCATAGGTAAAGATGACTAATTGTCCAATAATTGGACAAACTTAAACTTATAATAATACTTTGCAAATTTTTCAAAATAATTAATTATGCAATCATTGTATAAATTCATAAAATGTAACGCTAAAGATTTAATTGATAAATTGCATGAACGAGCGAAAGAGAATAAACGTAAAGCTATGGGTGAAGCAGAAAGGAATAATTATAAGAAGAACAAAAATATTCGTTTTAGTTCAGCTGAACCACAACGTAAAACGAATAACCAACACAATACACCGGTTCATGAAAATAAAGAAATCACAATAAAAAATGATGTATCTGAAACAACTGTAAAGAGGATTAAAAATTAAAGAAATGAGGTTATACAATGCTTCTAAAACCTTGTATGCAAGTATTAAGATATTATCCTACAGAAAAGATAACCGAATACGAGCTATTAACTGCTTATAATCCCGTGTTTATTAATCGTAAAATACAAACCATTGAAGAACAAATTGAATGTATGTATAGCCTTAATACGTCGCACATGACATGTGATGATGTGATGGGTGTAGTCACAACTTCATATCCTTTAGAAAAGTTAGTATGTTGGATTGTTGAGAAAAAAGACGAGCTGGATAGATATAAAAAACAATCAAATAAACGACTAAATTTGGTTAAAAAGCTAATCAAACACTATCCTTCGCATGAACAAAAGGCTATCATTCAATACATGCAGTCAAATGGCTCATATAAGCCACACAAAATGATTGAGAAACTGCAGAAAGATTTATATCAAGTCCATCATAAAAACCGTTCACAACGCCGTGAGAAGCACATACAAGCCAATAAAGTGATTTATAATGACTATATCGAAACAAAACGTGAAAGCCTGCAAAATGAACGCGAGGTACTTGCCATATGATTATTGAGTATCAAGATGTGAACTATAAAATGTTATCCAAGTATATGTTGAACTATCACAGACTTTGTGACTGGTACATCAACAGACCTCATAACGTCAATGACCTTCAGTACCGAAATATATGTGATATGGTTAAAGGTATAACTGCTGTATATAATGATTCTTCTTTATTAAAACAACAAGTTATCAAGTTGACGTGGTGGGACAAGGAAAACTTATCAGATGACGTTATTTGCGACATCATCGGTATTAAACAAAGGGTATTGTTGCGTGCTAGAACGTCTATATTAGATCGATTGGCGAGTGAAATCAGCTATGTATGATAAAAAGACGATTAAACAGTTTATATTGAGTTGTCACGAGCATATTAACGATGATTATGAAGATAAACCCATTGAAACAGATGATTTCTTTGAGTTAGGTGCTGAAGTTGGCCATAAGCGTATAGATCAAATGAATACAGAAGATGCGATATTTTTAAACGAGCTAGAATTGGCTGCCGAAACAGTAGGAACATTCAAAGAGTTTAATTTGTTTTTACTGATGGTAGAGGGGAAAACTTACAAAGATATGGCTCGTATATTCGAAGTAGGCGTGCAGAGAGTTAAGCAGATGTTAGACAAGTTAATAGTTAAAATGATTGAATATTTGCAATATAACTAAAATTGTATATAATAGGTAATGGAATCACTTATCACTTTCTTACGAATACACACTAGACGACTTTAAAAGTCGTCTTTTTTATTTGGTTATTATACAACTAATTCTTTTAATCACTTTAGAATGCGTATAGAATAGGCTTATTCTAATATTTAATGCTATAGTAAACTTACATACAGCTATATATATTATTTTATAATTATTAATTTTGCTCATACCAATTGCCCAAGTATGTTACGGGTGGTAATTTGCTTGATATTTCAATGTCATGTTAAAATATATTTATCAGTTTTTTAGTAGCATCATAACTCTTAATTTACAAGGCAGACAGTCTAGTCTGTCTTTTTTATTTACAATAACGAACATATGTTCTATTATATTTATTGAGGTGATACTATGATGCCAGATAAATATAAAAATGAAACAGACTATCGTAAAATACCACGTGAATATCTTAATCCACGCATACCACAAGGACGTGGCATGGTTAAATGGCAACCATTCAAGACTATGCCTGAGCAATACGAAAGATTAGAGCAATACATACTAGACCAAAATAAAATTGAGAGACCTATATTAAGTGAAGATCAATTAAATGAGTTAAATGATACATTAGTATATAAGATGTTTCATGATCCATCAATTGAATTGCGTTACTTCGAAAATGGATATATTAAAACTAAAGTGGGTTATATTCATAAAGTCGATGTGCATACAAAAACACTACACATGTATGAAGATACTGGAATGAGTGTATTGAATTTAAAAGATATTGTGGAGATAAAATAAGGGATTTAATAAAGAAACACATCAGTCCGCCCGAGCATATCGTTGAGTAGTTATTATTGTTATTAAAGTTGACATAGATTTTTTTAATTAATCTTATTATTGTATATTAAAATTAGCTAGTGAAAAACTAGCGCAATTCACCTTTTGTAAAATGATATATTTTTAACAGTCTGCCCCCACAGGCTGTTATTTTTATGTAAATTTACTTAACATAAATTTTTTCACAAAAAATAAATAGTATATAATGATTTTAGCTAGCGGAAACTAGCTATCTTAACCTTCCACTATTTAAATAAAAAACGAGCGTGATAATTATGAGTGAATACAAGCAGGTAATCAAAAAACTAATTGAAAGTGACATAACTGGTTATCAAATATATAAGAACACACTTATAAATCAAGCTATAATTTCTACTTTAAGAAACGGGAAACGTGATTTAGACAATCTATCATTAAAGAATGCTGAAAAACTATACCAATATGGAAAAGCCCACCTAAATGAATAGGTGGGTTGTTTAAAATATATGCAAAGTAATGTAATCGTAAATATTATTGGTTATATTTATTTTGATAATATTTCAATGCTGCAAGTTTTTGCTCTGCATCTTCAACTTCATATTGATTATTTTCAATTGCATACATAGTTTGCTTTTCGCCAGATGAAAGTCCATCACCAGTGTTTTTACGCCATTCTTGGTCAGGCATGTTCATATATGGATTATTAGGATCATAACCGTTAGCTTCTTGATTATCTTGTTGTGTTTGTTGTGTTTGTTGCGTGGTAGCATTGTCTCGTTGTTGGTTAGTATTCATTTGTTGATTTTGTTGCTCCTGTTGATCTGTATTAGCTTGTTGTGTATTGCTAGTAGTTTGATTTTGATTATCTGCGTTAGCTTGTTGGTCAACATTATTTTGTGATTGACTGTCATTGCTAGTAGTTTGACTATCGTTATCAGAGTTATTTTCCTTTTCAGTTTTATTGTCCTTAGCTGTTTTTTTACTATCATTTGATTTCTTGTTTTCATCTTTTGACGTATCTTCTGATTTATTTTCTTCTTTGTTACCACATGCCCCTAATACTAGAAAACTCGCTAATAATAAAAATAAAACTTTTTTTCATTTATACATCTCCTTAAAGATAATTTAATAAGTTCATTGTACTACACATAAAAGATAATAGTGATAACAAAAAGTTATGATTAAAAATAGTATTTATGAATATACTTATATTACATTTTGATAAAAAATTATGTAGCACTATCAGTTAAAAACGTTGCAATAATTTTAAATAGTGGGTCTTTTTACATGGATGTATGTTAGAATATTCTGTAAATTAATCTATTTAGGAGCGTATATATGATTCAATCTATAAATCACGTTACTTATTCAGTATCAGATATTAGTAAGTCGATTAATTTTTATAAAGACATTTTAAAGGCAAAAATTTTAGTGGAAAGTGACAAAACAGCGTATTTCATATTAGGGGGCCTGTGGCTAGCGCTTAACGAAGAAAAAGATATACCTAGAAATGAAATTCGATACTCATATACGCATATGGCTTTTACAATAGAGGAAAGTGAATTTGAAGAATGGTATCAGTGGTTAAATGATAACAATGTGAATATATTAGAAGGACGTACTAGAGACGTAAGAGATAAAAAATCAATATACTTCACTGATCCAGATGGCCATAAGTTTGAGCTACATACAGGTACGTTACAAGATAGGTTAGATTATTATAAAGAAGAAAAGCCACATATGAAATTTTATGAATGGGATGAAGTAGATAAAACAGACAATAATCGTGAATGACAAAATAAAGTTAAGGGATGCAGTAGATAAAGATGCGAAAGAATATGTTGAAATTCCTTTTGATGAGGAACTGTTGGAAATGTATGGTACTGAAATGAATATAAATAAAGCAAAATCATTAGATAAAGCAATGTTATTAGTTAATGAGATAAAGACTAGCCCTTATGAATAGGCTATTGAATATGAAGGAAAGTTTATTGGACAAGTTAGATTAACCATAGACGATGAAAATCATAAAGCAAAGTTTGCGATTGGTATATTCAATCCAAAATATTGGAATAAAGGAATTGGAACAAAGGTTTCAAATGCAATATTAAACTTCGGTTTTTCCGAATTAAAACTTCACAGAGTATATTTGAAGGTACTTGCGTATAATGAAAGAGCTATTAAATCATATGAAAATGTGGGATTTAAAGTTGAGGGTGAAGAAAGAGAAGGAGCTTATATTAATGGGAAGTATGAAACCGATATTCATATGAGTATTTTAAAAAGCGAATATCAGCAATCAAACGTATAGTTATACGTTAATTCACTACTCGATGCAACACAGAGCGAATGTCAGAGAGATAATTAAATAGATTTGGTAATTTTGGTGTAATCTTTTAAGATAGATGCGTGATGTTAATCAAAAATGTTTAACCAAAAGTATGTACTCAAAAATAGGTGTGTAAAAAGTCCACACACAAAAAAGTTTATGTGCTATTACTCAAAAATGAGTATGAGGTTAGGTTTCTCAAAAAAGAGCAACCAATGTACACGGTCAAAAATGACCACTTACTGTTATCCAAAAAGACTAGCAGGTATTGTTCGAAATTTAAAAAGTTGCTTATAAAAGTATTGTCATTTAGTGAGGTGTCTAATGAGAACAGAAAAAGAAATGTTGAACTTAATTCTTAATATTGCTAAACAAGATAAAAATATAAAAGCAGTATGTATGAATGGGTCTAGGGTTAATGTAAAAATTCAACCCGATATACATCAGGATTTTGATATTGTCTACATTGTTGAAAATTTAGAAGATATAATTGCTGATTTGGAATGGATAAATCAGTTTGGAAATAGAATAATAACACAGTTTCCAGAAGCGCAAGATTTATATCCATCTGAATTAGAAGAACGTTATCCAATATTAATGCTATTTGATGATTACAATCGAATAGACTTAACATTATTATCGAAAAATAAATTATCTGAATATTTGGCAGAAGATAAATTAATAAAAGTACTTCTTGATAAAGATAATTTGTTACCAAAAAACAATAGTGTTAGTGAAGCAAGTTATTGGATAAGTAAGCCATATCAGAAATTGTTTGATGAATGTATAAATGAGTACTATTGGGTTTCTACCTATGTAATGAAAGGTATATGGAGAAATGAGTTGCTTTATTCAATAGATCATTTGAATATATGTAGAAGAATGCTACTTTTAATGCTTGCATGGGATAAAGGTTATAAATTTGATTTTCAAGTTAATTTTGGTAAGAGCTTTAAATACTTGCCTAATTATTTAGGATCTAATAAAAATAGTGAATTGACTTCCACTTATCCTCATTTAAATACTAATGAAATAAAAGAAGCATTATATAAAATGACTGAAATGTTTGAGTATGCTGCAGTAATGGTCAGTAAGAAATGTAAATTATGA